GCCGTCCTCCCCATTAGGGATCCAAGGGGTCCGATGAGACCCCGAACACTCAACTAGGTAACCACTTACACGTCAATTTGGAACTGACGGTAGCGAACCGATAGCCGGACACGCCCCCTCTCGGGGTTATGCCGTCTGACGGGAGACCTAGAGTGCAGCAAGCCAGCTGCACGTGTCCCGACCAATGGTGCCACGAAAGCACGACCGGGATCGGGACGTAAGCGCGAACGTAGCCGTCGACCTCGGCACCCTCAGGGGTGTCTTTGGGCGGCCGAACTGCGTTCCACTTACTTGGATCATCATGGATTACGATGTCGCCAAGGCCTTTGGGGCCCCGACATGATCGCACCTGAACTGGTATTTGATCCAGCGCAAACAACCAAGACTTACGAATCCAGCTCCACCTTTCGGGGTTGAGCTGGCCGTCGATCTCGGCCGCTGCGCGCAGACCATTGGCCAGTTCAGGAGCGATCCACTGCTGCGGTTCATCAGGCAACTTCTTGACGTAGTAGCCCCTCACGGGGGTACCAGCCCAGAAATCGCCGCCGCAACTCTCTCGAAAAGGACCTTCCAAGAAAGTCTTCTTCTCATTTGGCGTAAAGCCAAAGTATCGCAGAGCCGCAAGCACACTTTTAACGTGCTTGACGGGTACTATGAGGTCGTCCCCATAGCACTTAACCGATTCGGGGTCACCCCCTTCACCGGATACGATAACACGAGCCAACGTTGCGAAGATCAGCGACTCAAGCTCAAACGTGAATCCATTCCCCATTGAGGAGAACTTTTCCAGTCGGAACCATTTGCCTTTCACCCGCGTCATAGGAGCTCGAAGAGAGTTTACCAACTCCCACCAATCGGATCGCAAAACGATCTCAGGCAGGACACGACATAGAGTGTCGCTGGCGTTGGACATATCGATAGTAGCGAGGTCCCCGGACACACTAGCATCTCTTGCGAGCTGCCTGTGGAGGTCCTGGCCTTTCCGTAAATCGATACCTATCAAAGACAAGCGCTTTTTGAGCGCCACACCAACGTCAAGTTGGTATGCTACGGCGATAGAAGCTTCCTTGCAACAACCTCGAAAGGTTGTCCCATCCTTGGGGACGGGGAAGAAAACATTGCCTTTGACATTACGGGGATCTGATGAACTTGGGCGGTTTGCCAAAACCGCCCTATACCACGATGTCTTCTCCCACAAGGGGATCAAACATCGGGAAGGTTCATAGATAGTTGGAGTGCTCGACATTTTGTCGGGTATTGTTATTAATGACCCGTTATCAGCATACGTGGCGCCGCGAGAGAAACGCGGATATAGCATCACGGGCAGGTTCCCTAAGACAGCACTGATATCTTTACGCCACTGCATGATGAATGCAAAGACGGGCTCGTCCTCGATGGTACTCAAACCACCAGGGAGAAACCGCTCAAGCCGTCTATTGGACCGGAAGTTTTCAGCTTCACAACTGAAAAACGTCCGTATCGCTGCCCCCTCCTTATCCACCTTACTCGGCAAGTCGCACTTACGCAAAAGCTCTGTTACCAAAACATCTTTGTAGTAATCGACGCCATTCAGGTAGTGGGAGGGTCTACACCTCAGCTCTTGGAGCTGGGCCCACTCTCCATAATGCGTCAACAGGTTAACTGCCAACGCCCTAGGAGTGCCTACGTCGCGCGTTAAACGCGCTACGAGCTTACGGATTTGATCCATAAAGCATTACCTCACTTACTTCAATTTGATTGAAAGGACCGACCGGAGCCTGAGCTTATTCAGCCCAGGCACCTTATGTCGCTGGAAGACCATCACGAATACACGCTTGAACCAGGGCGTGAGCCACGAGGTTCTTCGTGTACGCGATTGCGTCATTCTTCAGCGCTTCGGGGAAATCATCCGGAACTGTAACATCACAATTCACCTCGAACCCGCTACCAACCTTTGTCAGGCCAGTCACGGTATCCGTGTATGAGCTTGGGATGCGCATTTTCCAGACGCTCTTTCGGGAGCTGTTTCCGGTAACACGTGCGCTCGACGTGATGTGGGGGAAGACCGACGAGATGGTGCCCTCTTTCAACTTCCAGTTAGCGACGCTAGCGTCGCCAGAGCTGGGGTTGTAGAGAGCGAACGTCTTCGCGACCGCCGCCGCATTGTTGATAACTATGTCTGTAGCTGCTGGCATTTTGATGATCCTTTGTGGATTGTGTGAATGTTAAGTGACGCCGATAAGTTTATTCAACTTAGCCGTCTTCTGGAGAAGAAGACTTATTGCAATCGCCGCAAGACCCGCGTCAAGATCCGGAGACCTAAACTGGAACTTGGGGCGTGGTAGTCCTAATACCCGCTCTTTCTTGATCTGATAGACCACCGAAGTGGCCGAACCAGACGTGGGATACTGCGGGGGTACTACCTTACCGGCGAAACACGAATCAGTGCGGGTTGTTATCCCGCTTCTCGTCTCTGACGACTGTGTAATATCCACACCTACGAAATCAGTTAAGGAGTTAACCATCTGACCCATATTAGTGAACATGTTCACGACGAATGACCAGGGGATTAGATCCCAGGCCACGCCAGGAAGGTTCAGCAAACCTAACCTGTTAGCTAGCCACAGATTTTCATTTGTGACTATTGCCTGACCGGAAACCGTGACTCGTCTGTAATGGACGTTAGACACGATACGATCATAAGCATAAGCCGGCCCCACAGTGGAAGTGGTGTCCGGATTGTATGACGTAGCTGTACCTTTTATGAAACGGGGATCTGGGAAGACCTGCCCGAGGACGCCGAAGGCGCCTTGTATGTCATTCACTAAGGGTACCCAACCGAATATATACTCTAAATAATCAGAGCTACCACGTCTAAGATCGAGCTTGCGGGTTTTATTGCCGCTAGCACGATCCCTGATGGCGTTCATTCGGTCTGAATAGGGGAGAGAGAACACCTGCTCAGCCGTGAGTCCCTTACGGAACCTACGGCGCATATCACGTTTTGACATGTGTAATGCGCTAGCTGTGCAAAGTTCAATCCTCTCTGCGATCCTATTCGTCCGCTCTACGATCATCTCCAGCGATTGTCGCGAAGATGCCAGTGTGACCCCCAGCGCGGAATTCCCGCTCTTCAGTTTTGAAGTGAAGCGCGAGAGTGCCTTGTTGGCAACGGTTGCCATTCCGGCCGTGTTCAGGTTGACTAAGCCTGACGCACCTACGCAGTCTATCGGTGTCCCTCGCCAATTAAAGCTTGGGCTGTACACAAACTTTTGCTGTACCCGATGGTCCCATGTATGGGGATTCTGGCGCAAAGAGAGCTTACCCGCCACTTTGAGTGACGACCGGCTAACGTCATTGTGCCAAAGCACACAACGCTCGCCTATGCTCGTGTCGTAAAAGACGCGTTTCTGGTAAGTTTCATTTGCCATAGATGACTCCTTTGCGGAAGTCATCCGACTTCCAAACGTTACTTTGAAAGGTTCGAACGATTAGTTAACGAAGCTAATCACCCGAAGCACCCCCGGGATGGGGTGCCCGACACTGCCAGGGTTGGCAGTGCAGACAGCACGTGCTAAGTGCGTGCTCCTGAACAACGGTGTTGCACCGAGATTCAGGTTAGAGAGATAGATTCACTGTTTGTAGACCGAAG